CCGGCACCGGGCAAAGCATTGCCTTCGCCGTCTTCGTCTTCGCCGGATTCGTCACCTTCTTCAGATCCTCCCCCTTGGGGCTGAAGGTCGCCTGGAACTTCGTTGAGCGGGTACCACTCGATACCCTCCGGAAGGTCACGCTTGCCATAGAGGTCTCCCAGTTCGGGGTGGTCTTCGCCCACGATGCCCCAGTTGACCTTGAGGTACTTGGCGTGGAGGGGGATCTTTTCGGGAGTGTCGACCACTCGGACGACGCCGTGCTTGAAGTGGTAGCGAACGCTGTTCTCTCCCAAGGTTTCGGTCTTCCCGTAGTGGGGGCCGATTCCGAAGAAGTGGGTGGTGACGAAGGTTCCCATGTGATTCCCCATGTTCTGTTGTGGAAAGGGGGAGCAGGAAGTCCTGCTCCCCCTGAGATCTCGTGCAACCAGTTCCGGGCGTTTCCGCCCACCTGGGACGAAATCAGTTCTTGATTCCAGGACGTGCGGCCAGGCCCTTGACGGAGAAGTTGGCCAGTCCGCAGTACCACTTCACGCGCCAGATGTGGTCGTCGGAAGTTTCCTTTTCGCCCACGTCGACCACCTGGATTCCCGAGGCCTCGGCGGCGGTGAGCCCTGCGATGCCGTGGGTCCGGGAGCCGTCGTCCAGCGTTCCGGCCAAGATCGTGGTCGTGGAGCCCGTGGTGGAGCCCGTGGTCTGGGTGATGGGGATGTAGTCGTTGCGGAAGATCGGGACGCCCCGGTAGGCCGGGACCGTGGCTCCCGAAGGAAGCTCCACGACCTCGTTCACGGAGGCTCCACCCAGAGCGCGAAGCAGCGCGTTGTACGACCGGATGGTCCGGGCGTTCATCTGGACGTAGTCGACCTCGCCGTCCTTGTCCACCACGAGATCCAACAGCTCGTCCAGGATGGTGAACGAGAGGTTGTCTCCGTCGGTGGTGGGGGTGATGGACTGGGTGGAGTCCACCAAGGTCAGGAGGCCGGTGAAGTCGTTCCCGGTGCCCGCGCCGTTGATGAGCAGGTTCTGGTACTTGCGGCCTGCGGCCTTGGCCTTGGAGGCGATCTGGGTCGCCGTCTGGTCGTTGATGCCCGACCGGGTGGCCTGGATCATGCCGTTGACTTCCGCGTCACCCAGGATGGTGGTGAGGGAGCTGGTGACCTGGGTGAAGGTGGCTGCGGCCTTGCCTGCGCCGTCGGTCAGGGTCGTGCCCACGGTGCCGGTCACGACATCGCCCAGGGCGAGTTCCCGGTTGTACGCCAGCGCGTTGCCTTCGACGGAGTCGAAGGGGAGCAGCTCGTAGAAGCGGTTGACGGTGATGATGTTTTCGATGATCCCGGCGACGAGATCATTCTGCGAGAGCTTGGCCGATTCGGCGAGCGTGACAGAAGCCATGGTATACTCCAGATGATTGGGCAGTGGAACTTGACTTTGCAGCCGTCCAGATCACCTGAAACGCCTGTCGGGATTATCCCCACAGAGGAGCCGATCACCGGCTCGCTCGAACATTCTGAACATACAACAGTTCTGGGAAAAAGAAAAGCCCCTTTTCAGGGGCTTGGAATTACGGAATTTGTCGGAGGCTATCTCTTCGTCGAATCGGCGAATCCTGCACGACGCTGGAAGCCCCCCTGGGCCAGACCTGCCGAGATCTTGTCCGTGGACGAGAGAACGGTCTTCGGGGGAGTCGGCTTGCGGGTACTGTTCGGCGGGGTACCTGCCCCTCCCTGTTGATGCTCGCTTTCGAAGACTCGACCGTACTTGGGATCGGCCTTCAGTTCCTCGACCAGCCCCTTGACGGTCATGAAGGACCCGTCGATGTTGTAGCGGGGCTGTCCGTCGGCACCCAGGACTCGGACCACCAGCTCTCCGTTGTCCGCCTCTTCCGTGCGAACCAATGCCTTGATGGTCGGCAGCAGGAGTTCAGGAACTCCCTTGGCCTCGGTGATCGCGCTGAGGGCCTGGTTCTCCACCAGATGCTTGTAGAGCTGCCCCTGGAGAGCGGTAGCCCGGGTGGTCAGCTTGTCCTTCTCCTTGCCGAAGGAGTCCTGGAGCTGGAGCCGCAGGCTCTCCAACTGCGCCTTCTGGTCGGGAGTCTGCTTGGCCTTCCCTTCCAACTCGGTGATCTTGGCAAGGATGTTTTCCTTGATCTCCGCAGGAGTCCCGCCGAATTCGGCGAGGGGGGAGAGGTCGATCTTCCCCTTCTTCGCTTCTTCCCGGGATGCGCCCAGGGCCTTGTTGAGTCCGTTCACCGTGTTCACAACACCGAGGTAGTCCTCGGAGGCCTTGAATCCGGTGCCGTCCTCCTTCTGCACGTAGCACTTGCGGAACTCCGGAGGTACGGCCTCCAGTGTTGCAACTTCCAAGTTCAGTGGGTCCATTTTGCTCGTCCTTTCTGGGGATCGCCCCCTGTTCACATACTAGCTATTTCGGGGCGAATCAGGTGGCCGTCAGCGGCAGCTCAAGGGTCCAGGTGTGCCTTCACGAATGCTGCCGGATTCATTTCTCGAAGCTCCTTCAGCGTCAATTCTTTTCCAGAGGCGTCTACGAAATCATCGAGACGTAGCCCACCCTCCCGAAACAGCTTTCCCTTGGCTTTTCCCAGAACAGAGTCTTGGAATTTCACGTCCTGGGAAGCGAGCCACTTCTCGTAGGTTGTGGCAGCGGAGACGTGCCCAATGTTCTCGTTGGCCCAGGCGGTGCGAACGTCCTGGACGGAGCGCCCTGTCTCCGAAGCCATCTCCTCGAAATCGATTTTCCGCTGCTTGGCGGTGCGCGTGTCCGTGACGTAGGGGCGAGACCCAACCAGGCCTATCCCGTCGATCTGGAATACCAACGTGCTTCGGCAGCGAAGGTGGGCTGGAGGCCGGAGCCCTTCTGGGGCCACAGGGGGAACCCCCTTCGGAAGCGGGGTGCCGCCGGTCGGGATTCCATGCCCGTCCATCGCTCGACAGATCGCGGAAGTTCTTCCGTCAAGCACCGCCGCCCAAATCAGGCATCCAGGGATGTCAGAATTTGCCTCCCACACCGAGTCCCTTGCTGCACTTGACACGTGGCTGATCGCGGTCTGGATGACCGCCTGTAGGCCCTGCCGAGACTTCCCGAGAATACCGTCCCCGTAGGATGCAGATTTTGTCCCGGTGATTTGGCGCACGATGTCGTCAGACGACATGCCTCGGGAAATCCCCAACTGGAGCACCCGGACGAGGCTATTCCTCTCCCCGGCCACGAGCTTGGCAAACCACTCCTTGAGAAGGTGTCCTTCGAATGGTTGGTCTGTGAGGATCGCGGCCAGCCTCTCGGCGGGAGCAGCGCCCACCTCAAGGGAAAAGGGTAGTGCCAACTGGAGGAGTTCTCGCTCGAAGCGGGCCTCGTCCTTGCCGAAACCAGAGAGATCGGAGTGGAGAAAATCGAGAGCCTCTGTGTAGGCATCCTCCCGCAGCTTCCGAACCTTCTTGAGCAGAGCCTTCCACCGCTCCGTCGCAAGGTCGTTTCGACTGAACCCGCGAAGCCTGGAGTTCAGGAGGTCCACTAGGTCCTGGTCGGACTGGTCCAGCATTGCCAGAACCTGTCGACGGACTCGGAGGTCGTAGCGCCGAACCTCGGCCTGTCGGCGGATCGAGGTGTCACGGAGGGTCTGCTTGGAAGTCTTCACGCCGGGGCAGGCTCAGTCTTGGCAGGGGGCTTGTCCCCAGGCTTTAGATCGGGTTCCAGATCGGTCTGGGTCTTAAGGAAGTCCGCCTGCTCTCCTGCCAGCTCTGTGTCGTTCGCTTCGAAGTCGAAGTCCGACGGGAGCACGTCCCGCTCCTTCAACGCCGTCAGGAACTGCTTCCTGCTCAAGTCTCCCACGGCGCGAGCGCCCTGGAGAACCTGGAGATCCGCCTGGTTGGTGAGGTCGTCGATACCCCACTCGGTGTTGAAGTTGACGGTACCGGCAGCTTCGATCTTCATCCACTCGCCGGTCAAATCCAGCACCTGGGCCACCGCGTCTTCGAAGATGTGGACCATGGAGGCCAAGTCCGAGGACTCCTCGGAGGCGTCCAGGGCTCGCCCCGTGGCAGTCTGGTTTCCCGTCTGCTTCGTCTTCAGGAACTCCGCGCCATAGCTCGACATCTGGGCTTCCAGGTCCTGGAGGTCCTGTCGGCCCGCCGCGATGGCCACACCCGTGTGCTCGACGTAGTAGAACTTCGAAGCGGAATCTTCCGAAGACAGAACTTGGAAGGGACCAAGCACGACGTTCTTCCCGTTGTCGGCGCCCGTGCAGGCAAGGATTGGGAAACGGGCCACCCGCAGGATGTTGCGCTGATCCGCACAGCTCTGCCAGTGGGCGATGTTCAAGTAGGCCAGGTCCAGAAGAGGGGGCTTGGCCAGCATGAACCCTTCCTTGCGCGAGTAGAACGTGACCATAGGAATTCGGTCCATCCCGGTGACCCAATCCGAGGTCTTTTGCCAGGAAGTTTTTCCTTTCACCTTGACAGGTTCCCACAGCTCCACTCTTCCCGGATACAGGACCTTGATCCTCTGGGATGTGACGTTCACGAACCCGACCTGCTTGGTCACGGTTTCCTTGATGCGCACCTGGGTCAGGACTTCTTCCCCGTTGACAATTTCTGAACTGGCGAAGATCACGGATTCTGGGTCCACAACAACCCAGTAGGGGCGGACCCCTTCCTGCCGATCATCCTCCAGCGTGCGGGCGACCCCTTCTTCCTTTGCTCCCAGAACCGGGAAGTCCACCAACAGGTGGGCCAGCCCCTTACCGATACCGGAGCGGAACCAGTGGCGGCAGACGACATCCCAGGAGTTGCCCAGCAAGTCGGCGTCCGGCAGGATCTTCTCTTCGATCTCAGGAGAGAAGTCCTCGGACAGCCCAGGCATTTCGGAGAACGGCTTTCCCACCAACGTGTTCAGCGTCTTCTCCGTGGTGTTCATGAGCGTAGCGCCCTTGATCCGCATCTCGTGCAGGTCCGCAGTCTCCTCCGGGTACTGCGGGATGTACGTGTTCCTCGCTTCGCGCATGGTCTCGGTACCGCCCAGAACGTCATTCATGACCTTCCAGCGGGGAGCCATCCGATCGTACTCCTCCGACGTGCTGCTCGGGTCCTTGGGATCTTTCTCGGCCATGCTACACCTTTCCCGTCAGGAGGGCCACAGCCCCCTCGACATCCTTCTCCAGTTGGTCGGCCCACAGCTTCTCGATTCCGGCCACCAGCGAGACGCTGTCGAGGTCTCCATTGGCACAAGGAGGGCGAACTCGAAGGAGCTTGTTCGGGGACTGGCCCAGTGTGCGCAGCCACCGTATTGCGGTGAAGTAGACCGACGAGGAGTTCCCTGCGGTGATCGCAGGAAGGATCTGCTGCTCCAGCTCTGTGAGAATGAAGGCGTCTGGATCCACTGGTCCCCGTTCGGGATTCAGGCCCGATGTCACAAGGTTGATCAGGCGGAAGTCTGTGGGGTCCACGAGGCCGTCATCGATCCCAGCACCCATCCCAAGGACCAGCGGATCATTCGCACCGAACCCTCCGTCCCCATACCGGCAGGTTCTCTCCAGAGTGAACTTCCCGTCCACGATCTGGTACCCAGGCATCGGAGCGAAGTAGCTGGTTGCGGACATCCCGCACCGAACCGCGTACCATATTGGGACCAGCGTGTCGGCGGGACCAAAGACCTTCAGGTCCGTCGTCCGGTAGTCCCAGGCCGTGAGGTACAGGGGGGTTTCCGTCTGGCTCATGGTTCGGGAGCCGAACACCTGCTTGAGTAGGTTCGTGACGTATGTGTCGTCGTAGCGAGGCCCCTTTTTGAAGAGCCGGTAGGCCCAGATCCGGGTGCCAAAGATCTTTGCCACATGGGGACGGAAAATGTCCAGGGACGCCTTGGCGGAGTAGCCGCAGGCCAGGAGC